TACATATTATCCACCGGCATATATAAGAATTTTAGAAACAGGTGATTGTTACATTTTACCAACACCTACTCCAACACCAACACCTACGGTAACACCAAGTCATACTCCAACTCAAACCCCAACCCCAACTGTAAACTGCTCATTCGGAGTAAGTGTTGTCGTGTTATCACCAACTCCTACACCAACTGCCACTAATACCGCTACACCAACTAATACACCAACTAATACACCAACTAATACACCAACACCAACTCAAACTCCAACTAATACACCAACTAATACACCAACCAATACACCAACACCTACTAATACATCCACAAATACACCAACCCCAACCAATACACCAACCCCAACTGTAAATTGTTCATTTGGTATTAGCGTTGTGGTATTAAGTCCAACACCAACACCAACTGCGACTAATACACCTACACCAACAAATACCCCAACTAATACACCTACACCTACTAATACTCCGACTAATACACCAACCAATACACCAACTAATACACCAACACCCACAAATACTGCAACTAATACACCAACCAATACACCAACTCCAACAAATACTTCTACAAATACACCAACCCCAACTAATACACCTACCCCAACTGTAAACTGCTCATTTGGTGTGAGTGTTGTTGTATTATCACCAACCCCTACTCCAACAGCAACAAATACTGCCACCCCAACTAATACACCGACAAATACACCGACAAATACTAATACCCCAACTAAAACCCCAACTAACACCCCAACAAATACCCCTACACCAACTAATACTCCAACTAACACACCTACTAACACTTCAACAAATACACCAACACCTACTAATACACCTACACCAACTAACACACCTACCCCAACTGTAAATTGTTCATTTGGTGTGAGTGTTGTAGTATTAAGTCCAACACCAACCCCAACAAACACATCAACTCCAACTAATACACCTACACCAACTAATACTCCGACCAATACTAATACTCCAACCAATACACCAACCCCAACCAATACACCAACCAAAACTCCAACTAACACACCAACTAACACACCAACCAATACACCAACCAATACACCAACTAACACACCAACTAACACACCAACTAATACACCAACCAATACACCAACACCTACTAATACATCCACAAATACACCAACCCCAACTAATACACCTACCCCAACTGTAAACTGTTCATTCGGTGTAAGTGTTGTTGTGTTATCACCAACCCCAACACCAACTCCAACTCCAACCAATACTAATACTCCAACTAACACACCTACACCTACTAATACGTCAACACCAACCAATACACCAACCAAAACCCCAACTAACACACCTACACCTACTAATACATCAACACCAACCAATACACCTACCAATACTGTTACTCCTACAAACACCACCACACCGACTAAAACACCTACACAAACACCAACTCCAACACCTTCATTACCAGCTCTTACATTATCGGTAGGGTCTTACACACCACAATCTTGTTTTAGTGTTAATGATGGACAATTCACATTAAGTGCGGGAGGTGGTAACGGAGCATCTTATGAGTATTCTAAAGATGGTACAACATATCAAGCTAGCGCAACGTTTACTGGATTGGCGGGAACAACATATACAGGCTATGTTAGAAATACAAATAGAACGGGAACAGTTACTTCAGTATCGGTAACATCATTAGCACGTTCAGCACCAAATGCACCTATGACTATTACAAATGCAACTTGTAATGGTGGTAACGGTTCAATTGCGGTTAGTGCTGGTTACGGTGGTTCAGGTTCGGGATACAGTGGATCAACTGATAATTCAACGTATGTCCAAATACCATATACATTTGTTAAAACGGCAGGTTCATATACAATTTATATAAAAGACAGTTCAAACTGTGTACAATCATATAGTCAAACAATAACACAACCAACAGCTGTTACATCAACAATATCATCATATACCGCTCCATCATGTTACAACTTATCTGATGGTTCTGTAACCGCAACTGCAGGTGGAGGTGTATCACCATATACATATTCACTTAATAGTGGAACTTACCAAGCAAGCGCAACATTTAGTAGTTTAGCTAATGGAACATATAGTATTACGGTTAAAGATACTAATGGTTGTACCACAACATCATCAACAAGAACATTTGCAACAACTGCACCAAATGCAACAATAACAGTTACAAATGTAAGTTGTAATGGTGGTGCGGATGGACAAATTGCAGTATCAAATGGTACAGGAGGTGCTCAGGTTGGAGGATATAGTGCTTCAACAGATAACTCAACTTGGTACGCTTTACCAAAAACATACTATAGTTTATCTGCGAGTTCACCAACTATTTACGTTAGAGATAGTAATGGATGTGTACAATCATATCCACAAACTATAACACAACCAACAGCTCAAGTATGTACTATTTCAGTATATTCTTATGATAGTGGTGTGGGTAATGGTTCAATTGCTGTTGTTGTTTCAGGTGGTTCAGGAACTAAAACACTAAAATTGTATGAAGATACGTCAGCACCATATACTGACTACTCAGTAGATAGTTTGATACAAAGTGGCACTTCTGTTGCTAATAATACAACATACTATTTCACAAACGTACCTTGTACTAATAACAAATATTGGGTTCAATGTATTGACGCAAATGGTTGTGTAATACATTCTAGTTCATCTGTTATGGTTTGTGGTTATTTTAATACAGCCGCACAATTTAAAACAGGAAATAATTTATCATGTACCCCAACACCTGATACTCAAATTTTCTTAAGAGGAGGTTCTGATTATACAACTTTTAATGCGAATGGTTATATATCGGCTGGAATGATACTATATACCAATGCTAATGGAACAATTTATCCATATAATACAATTTTTGATAGTGTCGCCTTAACGGTTTTCAACGTATCATCAGGAATAGTAGGAACAGTTAGATCTTTATGTTAAAAATTGTTAAAAATAAGATATTTATAATAAAAGAAATTAAAATTTAAAAAAATGGGACCAGGCAATTCTACAACAAACGTTACTTTACAATTAACAGGGACATCATCCGTTCCAAATAACTTCAATATTGAAATCTTTGCTTGGAATATAACAACAGATTTAGTATCGACAACAGGTAGAACATATGCCTCAACCGTATCAAGAACAACAACATCATCATTAAATGGAGGTACTTTGCTTAATGGTTATGGAATATCGGGTATAACGGGTACCGATAGATATGTTAAATTAACAAGTACAACCACATGCACTAGTGATAGTGGTTTAATAAGTATTGAATCTGCAGCATTATCGGTATATACCCCACCTGTTGTTAGTAATTATTCGGCACCAGGAGCCGAAGATACTTTCGCCACTCAAGGACCAAGTAATTATTTATCATCTGGTGTTCACAATATAGCATCATTTGATTCGTTATCTTATATATCCGCATCAGATTTTACTGTGTCTTATCTTAGTGGAACCACCGTATCTGGAGCCGTATATGTAACAGGAACATATCAATATGGTCCATTTAGTAGTTTAACTGTAGTTCAATCTGGAAAATCATTTAGTGTAAATGGTTCTCCAAACACATCGTTTATAGGTGACGCATCTCTCCACATTTTAGGTAGGGTACAATTAACATACACTCCTTCTGGAAAATCTACCACTTTTGATTATTATTATCGACCATGGACAACTTAAAATAGCTATTTATTTACATTAAATTAATCTTTATATTATCTAAAACCTAATAAAGATATTTATAGGTGTAAATAATTTATATGTCAGATTTATTTGGAAGTATGTCTTTTTATGTTCCGTCTTACCCAATGTCGGGTGAAACTCAATCTGTAGTTATACAAAATTATTTAAATGATTATGAATACACTCCAACAACGGGATATACCACAACAGGGTTTACCTATTTAGGTATTGGAGGTAGTAAGCTATCCGAATTAAAAAAATACGGAGCAACAGGATATACACAAACATTAACAAGTGGTTCTATGGAAGATGGAACAACTTGGACAGGTTATACATTTGGATATACTCATAATACAACCGGTTCAACTACTTTACAATACAGAGATTATTCCGATGGATATACAATGATTACAGGTAATACCACAGGGTTTACCAAGGAGGAAGTTATTAACTATACCCTAACAAGAAATGAACATTTTTTGGGTTTTGTGGAACAACCTACTGTTTATTCGGACGTTTTTGTGGAACGAGGTAAATTGGGAGTTATGGAAAGGAACTTTAGGTTAAGTGAAATTGATAGTATGGGTGAATTGAGTATATATGGAAATGGGTATTTTAAAGTTAGAAAACAATAAGATTTATATTTATTAATAAAAGAAAATGGCAGTAGGATCATATGGTATTGTAAGACCCGCAGATGTATCACCAGCAGACGTAGAGATATTATATCATTACGTTTCAAGTAGAACTGCGAACGTTACACCAACATTAACAAAATTAGATTCCACAGCAATATTAACGCCGGTGTTTCATAATGAAACGACAGGTGGTGTTGCAAATAAAGAAATTTTAGGTGGTTTATATAATCTGAAATTACAATCGGGTCAATTTTCAGAATTAGGAATTTACACATTACATTTACGTCCTAAACAAGTTAGGACAAATATTATGGATTGCGGAGTTTTAGCGTCACTTCCATCAGTTAGAGGTTTAGTCATTGACATTGGTAATGTACCGGTTGACGACCAAGGAAAATTCACACCACAAGGATTAGTTGGATATAGAATTGAATATATTAATAAGACCAATTACCAAAAAGTTCCAAACTTTTATAGATTGGTAACTTCATCTTTTTATTGTGTACCAACTACTGCAAATTTATCAAACTCAACAGATAAGGCGATTAGGTATCAATATACCGATTCCCAATCTAACTTTATATTTTTAACAGTAACACCAAGTTCATCACCTTCAAGTAGACCAAATGTGGTTCCATTTATTGGTGAACCAGGTCAAAGTATTATTTTAACAAATACATTTTTCAATCCAACAACGGTTGAAATTGAAATGGTTGAACATGATGCATCAACATTGGCACACGCGCTTTACGGTGACCAAACTAAGGCAATTGCTCCAGGTATTTACACAATCTACGATAAAGATAAAAATATCTATAAACAATACAATCTTTACGAAATTAAAGACCAATTTAATGATACATTATATGAAGTTCGTGAAGAAAGAACAAGTATAGATGAAACTTTAAATTTAGATAACATAACAGGATAATGGCTAAAGTAAGATATAAAGTTCCAAATGAGGCTGCTAGTGGTGTAGAAACATTTAGTGATAAATTAGTTGGTACACAGATTACTGATGGTACTAGTCAACTGACTAATACAAACTTTGATATCAATAGAGTCATTCCTGAAAAAGATAGTAAGAATTTTAAATCACAACCCTTTTCTAATTTCTTAACATTAAATGATTTAAAAGGAAAATTGAACACTACAACACAAAATGGTAATGTAAAGAAAAAAGAAAAAATTAAATTTAAAGGTGGAATTAACGACGCAGGTAAATCTTTATATGGTTCATTAAAACAAAGATTACAAGTATCAATATCAAACATCATTACAAATTTTCCGGCTGCTATATTAGTTGATAAAGATAGTCCTATTAAAAGTATTCCATATACATTATCTGAAATAACTTATAGTGAAAGTGCAAAGACAACTGAATTTTATATTCAGAAATCAATTTTATTTAATCCATTTGACATTACGCTCATTAAACCATTAAGTAATACTTTACCTACTGTTGATAATACGATTAGAAATTTTTATTCCTCATATACAAAATATGTTTTAGTATATGAGAATGTTACATATGATATTATTTCATACACAGAACCTGACGCGTCAAATTTAATTAAATTAAAAGTTAAAGGAAAACCATTTACAGGTTTAACCATAAATGATAGTGTTTTAATAAGACCAAATAACGGAATCACTGAAGAATTTTTTAGTGGTTTAGATGATTTAGAAACTCTTTTATTAAATCGAGAAAGTAATCCAATATATCAAGCGAGCTTCAAAGTACCTAAAGAAAGTTTAGATGAAACTAAAACTGAAATTGTTAATGTATATGTTAACTGGCCAACAACTAAAGATGGTTGGAATTTACAAATAGTTGGTATCGATTACGCCGATTACATTAGCCAATTAAGTAGTTTAGGTGATGAAATTGACGATTATAAATCTAATTTAATTGTAAGATTTTTAACCGCACCTCAATTATTTGAGTTTGATACTGATGACCAAAAGGCACAATCTATATTTCAATTATACGGTCAATCATTCGATAAAGTAAAAAAATATATAGATAACATTGCTTACATGCGTAATGTAAGTTATGACGGAATAAATAATGTTCCAGATATATTATTAAAAAATCTTTCACAAACATTAGGGTTATCTACCATTAATTTATTTGACGAAAAAACATTAGAAGATACTTTATACTTAAGACAAGATACTGTGTTTGATGGTGTATCAGTAGGTAAAACTTTAGTGGAAGCTGAATATGAATTTTATAGGAGATTATTAGTTAATCTTGCTCACATATATAAATCAAAAGGAACGAGAGCATCTTTAGAATTTTTCTTAAAGTTTATCGGGGCACCAGAACCAATGATTAAAATTAATGAATTTGTTTATAATGTAACGTCATTACCAAGACGTTTGTATGATAACAATAGTAGTCAATCACAACTTGAAACGGATTTATATGATGTAATACAAGGTTCTACAAACCAAATTCAAATTACTGGATACACATTTAGTAGTAGTGAGTATACATATTTAACTGGTTCTGTGGCAAGTACATCAACATTAACAAGAGATGAATACCCAATTGATTCAAACGGACAACCAAGAAAAACAACAAACACTCAAAGTGATATATTTTTTGGAAAAGGTTCTGGTTGGTATGATACCACACTTGAACATAGGTCATCAGATATAATTGATACACATTTATCTAGCGGTTCATTTGTTAATGGTGTGTTCCAATTAACAGGTAGAACTAAGACAATTAAAACAATGTCAAAACCATACACACATGGTGAAGATTATTTTGACACATTTAGAACATTACCTGGATTAGATTATGGATTTGGATTAACATCAAAAATTGACAATACAAAAATTAATGTAAGTAACCAACAACTTATTTTAAATAGAAAAAATATTAATGTTCATTTATCACCAGCACAAACTGTTGATTATGACATCTACCGTCAATCTAGAAATTTAAATCTATCTTTTGGTTCTGCAACACTTTCACCTCAAACAGGTGTAACATTTGCTGAATTTCTTGATAGTGCATTAAATCAATTGATAACAAATTCAAATGTAATAAAATATAAAAATAATTACATTATTTTAGAAGATGTATATCAAGATTATATCACTAATAAATATGGAACAAATTATGGTTATGTTCCATATGACCATATTTCATTAACTGAATTTATAAATAAAATGGGACCTTATTGGGTTCAAGTTATTGAACAGTTTATCCCATCAACTACACAATGGACAGGTGGTAATTTAATAGAGAATAATAAATTTGGTAGGTCAAAATATAAGTATAAAAAACCATGTCAAATATTTGAATTTGTTGATAATGTTTACCCACAACCAACAGGTAATACTTACTCAACACAATTTGAAGAAGAAATTATTAATTTATCTAGTTTTTATGCTGCGGACGATGATTTAAATTATGATGGTTATTTACAATTATATCCTATTTTTGAAATTGACGGTATAACATATAGAGGACCAAGTGACCCTAATAATGTTTATGCGTTAGGTCAAACAACGGGATGTACATATGCATTAGTTAGTGGAACAACTACGGTTCCAAATGTTAGTGTTAGATTATATAAAGGAAATGGTACTAATGCTTTAGAAATACCAATGTCCAATTCTGATATAACACAATTAAAATCATTATGGAAAACTGCAATAATAAATACAGTTAATTATATTAACACAGTTTCGGGACAAACAGGAAATATTTTAGGTAAAGATACCGATTATGGAACATTAATAGGAAATTCAACCATCACCGGACAAACAATACAATCTATTTTGTCTTATGAATTTTTCACTGGAAAAACTGGAGAAGAGTTTGTAAAATTTAAATCGTACAAACATGGTCCACATAGTTGTACTGTGATAAATTCATTTAATTTTATGGTAGGATATGGTACTAGTGCCGTTGACCCAACCCCAACTCCAACCCCAACACCGACTCTTACACCAACAAATACCCCAACTAACACCCCAACTAATACAAATACACCAACTAACACATCAACTAATACACAGACCCCAACTAAAACTCCGACTAACACCCCAACAACAACCAATACACCAACCAATACATCAACACCGACTCCAACTCCAACATCAACAACAGATACTCTACCAATCGGGTCAACACTCATTTACCTATCAAGTGGAACCACAATAGTTAATGCTTGTACTGGTACAACTCAATCGTATTATTATCAAACACCAAATCCACCAACAATCCCAAATTTTAGTTTTGAGGGTGTAAAAATATTTACGGACCCAACATTATTAACACCAGCATTGGGAAGTCCTGGTTTTACTAAATATTATTATTCATCTGATTATAATACATTATATTATGTTAGTGATAGTGAAGGTAGAAAATACGTTAGTAACACACCTTGTCCAACCCCAACCCCAACAACGGGTACTGTAATTAACGCAGTTGTAAGTTTAATTACTGGACAAACTGCATGTGACGGAGGAGATTATGGAGACGCTCCATCGAATGACCCATTAGTAGACCCCAAATTTTTTACCTTTACAATCTATGGAAGTAATATTGTAAATGCAACTGCAATAATTAATATACCGGCTTTTTTACTTGCGGATTTTGTAGATAATCAAGTATTTTATGTAAAAGGAAGGTCTTCTGGCACATTCTATTGGAGAAAATTTATTTTAAGTGGATCACCAAGTCCTACCGCAATTGCTAATTCATCTGGTATCGCGGTATTGTGTGTATAAAAATTAAAGAAAGATATTTATAATATATGAGTTTTTTAAATAGTAACGACGCAGAGTATTTATCGGCAAGAATAACCCAAAAGGGTAGAAATGCAATTGCAAAGGGAGCATTTGATATCAGTTATTTCACAATTGGTGATTCTGAATATAACTATAATATGACAGGAACAACAGGTTATCAATCTGTGTTCGCACCATTAGATAAAGAAACACATGTTAAATATCCATTTCAATATACAAGTGGAACCACAATTTACGGTGTTCCGGTAAATCAAACCACCGAACCCACAACATTGAGAAATCAAATTGGACCCGCTGGTTTTATATCTGATTATTCAGGTACAACAAGTCGTAGTACAATTCAATGTTTACATAAAAAAATAGACATATCATCTTTTAGTGGGACCACATCAATTACCGTTACCGGTATGACAGTAGGAACGACATATAGTGATTGTCAATATATCACGTTAGCACTTAACGAAGCAAAAATATCGGGTAACATATTAACAGGAAAAACGAATAGTTTAACATATAAAATAGTATCTGTTAGTGGGTTAACAACAACAAGTGAAAAATTAACATTAGATAGACCTATACTCAAATTGGGAGGTACTGTGGACATCATTTGTAATAAATGTGAATTAGAAAATCCAATTGAAAATGTAGAAAATACCGACCAACATAATCCATGGACTATGAATATTGTTTGGGGTAAAAAACCAATCGGTATTCCAGATAGTGCACCATATAGAAATTTATCAGGTTATACTAGTAACAAATATATAGGAGTAAAGGAATTTTTAGGATATGGAAGTACAGGGCAATCTTTTACTGATTTTACCGGAGGAACAATTACAGGTACGTCATTTGTAAATTCTTTTGGTGATATTATTGAACATACATCGGAAGAACAAAGAGCAATCGCAATTGTACATTTCTCCGAAATTGGTGATTTATCAAATGACCCAGATAGGTTCTTTAAATATGACGATTATATCGGTACCGAAACTAACGATAGAACATACTTCCAAGTTTATTTACCATTCTTACTTTACCATAGAAATACAGGTTCAACCGTAGGTGCAATTTTTAATATGGGAAGTGACGTTAAATTTATAGTTTCAACATTAAATAATAATTCACAAATTGAATATCGTGATTTGTTAGATGAGATGGGTAATAAAGTAGGTAAAGTATTTGTTAATAATAAAACTATAGTATTTGATGATGAAGAAATTGTTGCGGCATTAGATTATAAATCTAATAGACATCACACATTACCAGCACCAAAATTAGGATTAACGTCACCAACAGGTAACACCCATATGTTATCAGGAACAGGAACAACAATGTGGATGACTTACGGATTTGGTGGGTCAAATACAACAACAATACCACTTAGATCATTACCATGTAATTATGTTTCAAAAATAAACGGAACTAATGATACATCAAATGTCACATTTAAATTTGGTAATGAATTTTCAAATTTAAAAATAAATAGTGACTTGACAAATGGATTTTTAGCAAATGAGTTTTTTGCTTTAGTACAAACAGGTATAACAACAGGAACACCCATCAATAGTGAATGGAAAAAAATTAATTTAACATCTACAGATTTACAAACTTCAACATATATTGACCCAACAAAATTAACAGGAGTAACATTTACGATTACAAAAGAGATGTACGATGGTGGAAGTACATTTAATTTAACTGAAGACCCACATATGATTGGTAAAGTTAATTTTACAGATACTACAGCTCCACATTTTGGTGATGAACAACCATTCCCTGGAAGTATTAAATTAGTACGAGCCTCAGATATTGAAGAAATGAATTTCTTGGTTAATCTACCAACAGGTAAATTTACAACATCACAAAACCCAACATATACAAGTGGAGACCCTATAATCACTGAAGTTGCGTTACTTAATAACAATAAAGAAGTGATGGTTAAAGCAAAAACAAGTAAACCAATCAAAAGAACTGGAACTCAAGTATTTGCGGTTAAATTGGATTTCTAAAGATTTACATTTATTTTAATTTACATTATATTAGAATTATGAATGATAATTTAATAAAATTAAAAAATAAACCAAAAATTTTAGGACTTGATATTAGCACAAAAGTTATCGGGTTTGCTTTGTTTGATATTTCAGGTTCTAAACTATTAGAACTAACACATTTTTCCCCAAAAATAAAACCACAACCTGAAGATAAGTTGGAAGAACTTATGATGAAAGCTAATGCTTTTCAAAAACATTTGGAGAGTTATAAGAATATGGGTATTACTCGTGTCATCATTGAGGAACCTTTGTTAAATTCAAATAACGTTTATACAGTAGGGACATTATTGAGATACAATACAATGATATGTAAATTGATTTATGATATTTTTGAGATTGTCCCAACATTCATTTCAACGTATAACGCAAGAAAATATGCATTTCCTGATTTGGTAGGACCAAATGATAAAGGACGTAATGTATTATTTGGTGGTTATCCAAAAGACATAGATAAGAAACAAGTTATTTGGGATCATGTTAATGATGTGTGTCCCGATGTTCAATGGTTGTATGATAAGAATGGTAAATTGAAAAAAGAAAATTTTGATATGAGCGATGCAGCAACCGCAGTTATTGGTCACTTCAATATGATAAAACAATTGGATAAATAATATTTGGCAACTTATATTTTATATTACGATTTATCAATGATATATTTAATAATAGGACGGGACAAGGGTTAAAAGCCTTGTTTGGTTGGTAGGAGGTCAGCGGTGGTGTGCTGGCCTCCATTTTTTTTTATAAGATTTTTTTGTTATAATATACAACATGAACACCCAAGAAGTAGATTATTCCGCAGTATTTGAAATTTTGGAAGACATATTTGGTGACTATAAGAATCATAATGATTATAGATACCAAGTGTCTTTTGATTGTCCTGTGTGTTCTCATGAAATAAAAGGATTAGAAAAAGGTGATGGTAAGGGCAATTTGGAAATCAATTACAAATACGGTGTTTATAAGTGTTGGGTATGTGCCGAATCTCACGAAACACACGGTTCAATATATAAGTTAATTAAGAAGTTCGGTAACCCTAAACAACTTAAAAAATATATTCTTTTAAAACCAGAAGAAGATGAGGATGGGAATAAAAAAGAATATAAACCAGTTAAATTACCAAAAGAATTTATTTCATTTAAAGACGCAAGTTTTGGAATGAAATTAACACCAGGATATAAGCAGGCACTCAATTACATCAAAAAAAGAAATATAACAGATTTGATGTTACAACTTTATAATATTGGATTTTGTGCTACAGGACCTTATGAAAATAGAATTATCATTCCTTCATATGATGAAAACAGAAGATTGAATTATTTTATTGCTCGTTCCTTTTTAAATAAAACGAAGAGAAAATATATGAACCCCGTGGTACAAAAGGAAATCATTATTTTCAATGAAAGTTTAATTAATTGGGACGAACCTGTTTATATAGTTGAAGGTGCGTTCGATAGTATTTTCATTCCAAATGCAATCCCAATGTTAGGAAAGTTTATGGGTGAACATTTATTTAAAAAACTATATGATAATGCAAAAAAAATTATTATAGTACTTGACCCTGACGCCTATAATGACCAAGAGAGATTATATCATAGATTAAATTGTGGAAAACTGATGGGGAAAGTGTGGAGTATTAAATTAGAGGGAGACAAAGATATTGCTGATTTACAAGGAAACTTAAGTGAATATAAAATGAAACAAATAGAGTAACATGAATTTAAAAGACATCTCATTAGAGATAAACGATTTATTAGAAAAGAGAAGACAAGAATTAGAATTAACATTCATAGAAGAAGAACACATTTACTATATGAAAGATATTGATGGTGAAATTAAAAAGAACTTTCCATCCGTATCTAAAGTAGTTAAGAAATTTCACAAACCATTTGATGCTGATGGTATGGCACTTAAAATGGCAAAAGGAGACCCTGAAGGACAATCACAATTACTTGCCGAATGGAAAGAGGCTGGCGACTTATCAACCAATATGGGAAGTAGAGTTCACTTTGAATTGGAGAAAGATTTAATTGGTCGTTTTGGCAATTACAAAGAAGTTAGACAACCAATATTTGAAATTAATGAGGAACAACAACGCAAAAGTGATGCAATGATTAAAGCGGGAAAAGATTTTCTTAATTTAATGTTAGAACGAGGAGGGGTATTATTAGATACTGAGATTGTATTAGGAGACCCAACAGAACAATACACGGGTCAACCCGATAAGTGTTGGTTGATGCAAAATAAAACAAAAGATGATTTTGGATTTGTAATAACAGATTGGAAAAGTAATAAGCCAAAGAACTTTGAGGTACATCACTACACTGGTAGATCATATCCACCATTTAATAATTTTCATGATAATGCCTTAGGTCATTATTATTTACAATTACCATTATATGGTCGATTGTTGCGTAAGATGTTAGAAGGAACAAAATATTCCGATACTAAATTATTAGGTGGAGTTATAGTTCTTTTAAAAGAAGACGGAACATTTACCGAATATAAAGTTCCACCACAAATAACAAATGCAATCCTTACAATGGATTTATCAAAATATATTTCAAGATGGTCAAAAAAATAATACACATTGCCGACTTACATATTCGTACAATTCAAATGCATGATTTGTATAGAGAACAATTTGAAACATTAATTGATGAGATACGAGAACATAATATTGTGTGGCATCAAGAAGGTATTCAGTATGAAGAAATTCGTATCGTTGTTGCAGGGGACCTGGCGCATCAGAAAATAAATATTTCTAATGAACAGTTATTATTAACAAGTTGGTTTTTAAAAGAATTATCGAAATATGGTAAAGTTGTTATCATTCCCGGCAATCACGATTTCTTAGAAAATAATACACAAAGAATGGATAGTATAACACCTGTGGTTCAATTATTAGACGACCCAACTATTCAATATTACAAAGATAGTGGTGAATATATGGATGATAATATTCAATGGATTGTTTATTCATTATATCAACATAACGCACGACCTGAGTTTACTAAAGACGAATCTAAATTAACTATTGGATTATTCCACGGACCAATTATGGGATTATCAACTGACTTAGGTTATGAGTTTGAAGATGCATATGATCAATTAAACTTTGTTGATTTGGATTTATTGTTATGTGGAGATATTCACAAGAGACAACAATTCACATTACCAAACGGCGGCCACGCAATTATGGTCGGCAGCCTGATTCAACAAAATTTTGGTGAAACAGTTAAACATCACGGTTATGGGATATATGATGTTGAAACAAATGAATATGAATTTCACGATTTAGAAAATGCACAACCGTTCCTACACTTTAGAATAAACGATATCAAAGACATAGAAAATGAAACCGAAGAGCACGTTAATCTTGGATAATGAGTTTATTCAATATTGTGAATTAAACAAAATAG